TAAAGAAGAGGGTTTGCGTGATAGTAATCCCCATCAACCTCAACCAACATATTCTTAGATGGTATATAAAAGTCATATATCTTCTTTCCAATAATCTTTTGAGTTTCAAATTCAACTCCAATCTCTTTCATCATATCAGCAAATACTTTTTCAGGAGCTGTCATCTTATTTGACATCTTCTTTGCCTGTGATTCAAGAGTCTTCTTTTTCTTTAGCTTTGCAGCTTCAGGGCTTGCTTCTCTTCTGGCTTTGGCCATAGCCTTCTTAACCATTTGAGCATAAGTCAACTTCTTTCTTTTCTTCGCCATTAAGCAAATCCTAAATTAGGAAGTACTTTAGCTAAGCTTGCAAGACTAAACTCTCCAAGTTCAGCACCTTTAACTCCAGTTAAAATACCTGGGTGCGCCAATCCTCCTGCGAACATAATAGCAACTCCTCCCATAAATATACCATTGGCCGCTTTGTGAATTTGTTCCTTATTTGCTTTTGGCATAAATGGAGCAATAGCCTTTTCAATAACGCCAATATATTTATGATGAATTTTCTCTCCAGCCTTAGCTGTTTTTCCTCCCCACTTCTGAAGCCATCCTGAGTTCATTTTCTTTCCAGTCCACTCTGCAGCTTTACCACCATACTTTAATATAGCTGGAACCGCCATTGCAAGACCAAGTATTCCACCTTCGTTTAATTCCCCTTCTCCCATTGTTTCCATGAAAACAGCTTCATTAAAGGTGATTTCATTCATCATCCCCTCTTGAATCGGTTGAGCCCCAGCTTGTGCTGGTTGTGCTTGTGCGCTGGCATCATTGTCGTAAACACCTGGAGCATCCAGTGCCCCATCTTTATCTCCGCCTGCTTTTGCGAAATTAGCAAGAACAGCAGGAAGCCCTTGAACCATCTTAGCCATAGCTTGGTCCATCGTTGCATCAATATTTTGACTTATTTTTTGGTCTCTTTGAGGGTCTGCTGCTGGCTGCTGAGCTTGTGCTGGCTGCTGTGCAGCTGGAGCAGCAGGGGCAGCTTGTGCTTCACCAATCCTTGATTCCAGAAGTGTTTTCATTTTATTAAACGATTCCTCTACTATTTTCTTTTTATTGTTCATGTGTTCGGCTTTATAATAAATATGAAATAAAAAGGCTTTCGAATTGATTAAAACCTATTTTTTGCAAAAATTCAACATATTTAGAACAAACGACTAAACCTCTTTAAACATAACGTATATATGGAATTAATAGCAGAAGATTTTGATGAAAGTTCAAAATTAATTATAAAAGAATTAATCGAAGCAAATGATAATTTTGAGAAAATTATAAAAAAGCTCAAAACTTCAAGAGATAAATTCATAAAAAATTCAGAATTCACAAAAGCCTTGAAGGAGGGAGTTAAAAAATAGAAGTAATGACAGACAACAACGAAAACCAAGGATGGAAAGAGTGGTCTAACCACGTACTAAAAGAACTTGAAAGGCTTAACAGTAATTACGAAAATCTTAGAGATGAAGTTGTTAGAACCAATCAAGAATTAGTTAAGACAGCTGCCATGAAACACGCAGTCAATGACCTAATTATATGGAAGAGGGATGTAGACAAAGTTGTTAATGAAGAAGACCTAAGGGAGATGAAGAAGTGTGCTTCTAAAATTCAAAAAAACACAGAAGACATCCAGCAAGCAGAAAAAGACATCGCAACCATTACCAGAGAGAAAGACGATAATAAAAAAGAGATTTCTGAACTTAAGACATTTAAGACAAAAGCAGTAACAGTTGGTGCAGTTGTATTTTTTCTTTTAACTACAGCAATTACTGTTCTTGGTTGGTATCTTTCTTAGAAGCCTTTTTAGCCATTCCATCAACCATTCTTATATACTTCGTAGTATTGCGTTTTACGTGAAAGAAATTTACACTATAACGACCTACAACATTAATTAACCTTTCCCAAGCCTCTTGGTTTTCGACTGGTTTTTTTTTGTTATTAAGCCATCCGTTAGCCACCCACTTATCATACCATCTATCTTTTAAGCAATTGATTACATAAGCGCTATCTGAATATAGGTTTATCATTTCAGCATGCTTATTGTTTAGTGCTTCAAAAGCTTGAGCTACAGCAAATATTTCCATCTCTTGATTGGTTGTTCCAACTACCTGTCCAGAACCCTGAAGAGTAATTTCCATATCTTTGCCTGGCTGACTTTCTAAAATTAGAAAAGCCCATCCACCTTTTCCTTCTGCAGTTCCATCTTCTTGTCTGTTGTTGTCCTTGCAGGCTCCGTCTGTATATATGTTCATCGTTTTATTTCCATTAACTCTTTTGTGGGACATTTTTTAAACCATTTCTTATAAAATGGCAAGTTATAATAATCTATGATTTCTTCATAGTTTACTAAAGCATACTTCTTGTTAGAAGATACGATTTTAAACACTTGAACATTACTCATATTCAACGTCTATATTAAATCCTGGACATGGCACCATATCCATACAAGTACCCATTTCATGCTCTGACAATCTTTCTAAAAACATTTTAAATCCTTCTATTTCTGCTTCACTCATCTTCTTTCTTTTCTAAAAACGTAATATCAAGTTCCCAGTTATTTTGACTCCTCTTTTCCCATACATCAAAACACTCATTCACGTATTTCTCTGCCTCTTTTTTAGTCATCTCATTAACTGTCATAAGCTTATTTAGAACGACATCAAATCTTCCTTGTATCTGCGCCAACCCTACATGTTTTGTAGAATGACAATCTGGACACAGGGCAATAAGCCCAAGGAGTGTTTGTTTGTGTGTTTCGTCATTATAATCCCAAATCTCATGGCACTCCACTGGATGCTTTGGACCTTTCCCAGCACAAACCTCACACTTATACCCAGCCTTCTTGTAGCATTCCTTTCTTAATACATCCCACTCTGCCGCTGTAACATTAGAACGGACATTACTATACCAAGCTGTCTGTGGTACTAATTCAATCGTTAGCTTCATCTTCTTTTTTGCTTAAATCTTTATCAACTCGAACGATTCTCGTTCCTCTCTTAAAGTTTACATACCCTTTTGCGTTCTTTTCAAACTCAGCAACGTATATTCCATTTGCTGCAAGGAGTGGTTGAAGGTCTTTTGCAACTGGGTCGAATGCTCTAAGTGTTGTAAAACTAATTCCATCACCAACCCTCATTGTTAAATACTCTTTCCCATTCTTACTCATAGAAACCTTGAAGGTGTCAACAACAAAGATATAAAAATCATTATCATCAAAATTTATTATCGTCTCTACAAGTTTATTTCTTTTTGCTCTGGCGTTTACATCAGCTTTTATGTCTTGAATGTATTTAATTTTTTCAAGGTCAAAATTACACACCTCAAGGAAGTCCATTCTTTTTGATGCCCAGTTTGTTGGAGGGTATTTGTTTTCCTCTTTTTTAACTGGAATATCGAAAGCCGAATCATTCATATCAAACAGAACAGTTTGATTAGCGTCTACTTTCTTTTTCTTTTTAGTTTTAGACTTAAGGTCGGCCAACTGCTCTCTCGATGTGCTCCAATCGTCAAAAACACCAGCCTTAAGACAAGCTTCAAAAGCACTCTTGTTAAACTTGCTAAACGCCAGTCTAAAGAATTGACTCATAGTTACAGTTTCAAGAGTCTTTTTTGGCTGCCCATCTGTGACTTTAATTTCCCCAATTAACTCCAGCATCTCTTCGTATGCAATTGGACCCAAACCATTAATACCAGAGAATCCCATAGATATTTCATGCTCTCCAGTCATTGTCCATCTCCATCCTGATTTTCTTGATGGCATCTTGATTTCAATCCCTTTCGACATTGCTGACGCAATCGCAGAACCAATCCAAGCTTGTTGCTTTTCTTTGTTTCCAGACTTAGGGTGATTCAAAAGTGCTGTATAAAATTCAGTAGGATGATAATGCTTTAAGTACAATGTCTGCATCGCCAAGTACGAATAAGAAAGTGCGTGAGATTTGTTAAATGAGTAACCAAGATACTGAATTACCCAGTCTTTAATTCCATCAACCTCATCTTTATTATAACCCTGAGCAGCTGCGCCATCAAGGAACATTCCCCAATATTCTTGGAAGCCTTTCCAGTTTCTATTATTTTTTTCTTCATCCGTCAATTTCTCTCCAGCCGAATTCCTTGCAATAATCTTAGAAGCCTTGTCCATATATCTACGAAGCATGTCTCCTTTTCCAAGTCCCATGCCACCAATCTTATCGGCAATAAACATAAGTTGCTCCTGGAATACAAGTACTCCGTTCGTCTCTCCAAGAATTGATTCCAACGCTGGGTGAATGTATTCAATCTTCTCTGGGTTGAATTTGTTTACGATAAACTCTTCGTGCGCACCAATACCCATTGGACCTGGACGATACAATGCATTCGCTGCAACAAGTTCCTCAAACTTCTCAACACCAATACCTCTAATAAGATTATTCATCCCATGACTCTCAAACTGAAATATACCATGATTAAGACCAAGGCGAAGTTCCATAAACAAATTAGAGTCTTCAAGATTTACATAATCTACACTCTCAGTTATATCAACGCCTTTTGTTTTCTTAACGATTTCTATTGTCTCCTTAATTACATTTAAGGTTTCCAACTTCAATCTATCTAATTTTAGAATACCGAGAGCCGAAAGGTCTTTTCCAGACTTATCAGCTTCTTGAAAGGCTGTAACTACATTTTCATTTGACGCAATAACGTTTGTCGGAATATAATCCCAAGACAGACCTGGAGTAATTACAACCCCTGCAGCGTGCTGACCAATACCTCTAATATTTCCATGAAGCTGAAGAGCAGTTTCAATCATCTCGGTATTTTTTGGATTTCTAATCCAAGCCTTAACTTCTGGAGAACACTCTGGTTTATCTGGCCATGTCTCAAACCAGTGCCTAAGAGTGTCGTTGTAATTCAAGAAGTTAGGCATCTCTTTCGTTAACTTGAACACTCCTGAATCAAATCCAGTTGCATCACTTCCACGATAAGCACGAACAACATCTTTAATTGTGTTTTTCTCTGAGAATGTAGAGAACGTTGCAACAGACATTACACGCTCCTTGCCGTATTTATCTTGCAAGAACTGATTGGTTACATCATCTGTACCAGTCATGAAATCAATATCAATATCTGGCGGTGAATCTCTTTCTGGATTTAGGAAACGCTCGAAATAAAGACCAAACCTAATTGGGTCAATCTTTGTGATGTCAAGACACCATGATAACAAACTACCTGCGGCAGAACCCCTCGCTGGACCAATGTCGTGACCCTGGTCTCTGTAGAAGTTTATTATCTCCCAGTTAACAAGAAAGTAGTCAAGCATCTTCTTTGATTCGATGATACTAATTTCATAATTTAAACGAGCAACATACTCTTCAATTTTTTCCTCAGTCATTTCAACGATTCCATTCTTCTTGTAGATTTCAACCTTTTGTTTCAACTTGGCAAATGCAAGTTTAACAATTATCTCCTCTGTCTTGTCTGTTTTGAAATAGTTGATTACTTTTTCGGTTGGTTCATACCTTGGGTATTTCTCAGTTCCAGTATCAAATTCAAAATTACATTTATCAGCAACAACATTTGTGTTTTTCATACAAAGCTCAAGAAACTTGTCAGGATACTTAAATCCATACTTAGCATTCATTTCTCTATAATCATCGCTGTTAAAGTAATACAATTCTCTATTCTCTTTTAGTGAACAGTAAGCCAACATACGATGTTGCTTAATTGATGTAACTACATCCTGAAGATTGGAGTTTTCTTTCTTTGGGTAGTAAGTGTCATTACTTAATACAGGAAACAACTTATACTTGCTCATCATTTTGATTAAGAAGTTGTTATATTGCTTCTGAGTGGCGAACTTACTAAACTTGAACTCTACTATCAAATCATCTGTAAACTCTGTCCTAAGCATGTTAACATAGTTCTCTGCGTCAACATCCCTACCTTTAAGAACCAGGTTTGCTAATTTACTGTCAAGACCAGAAGTTGAGACAACTAACCCTTCTTTGTATTTCAACAACCATTCAGTAGTTATTCTCGCTTCTTTCTTGAAGTAGCCCTCTGTATTAGATAGATAGACTAAGTGGTTCAGGTTTTTATAACCCTGCTCATTCTTTATGAAAATCTTTATCTTGTAATTATCTCCCTCAAGTTCTTTATCTTCGAATTTACCAATGTTGTCATTCAAGAAAATCTCAATACCAAATATTGGCTTAATCCCGTTTGCTTTACATTTATTAAAAAACTCAAACGTTCCAGACAATGTTGAATTATCTGTAATAGCCATTGAGGTGTGTCCATATTCTTTTGCAAGCTTAATGTATTCAGTAGCAGAACCAGCTCCTTCAAGAATTGAGTGAAACGTATGTAACCCAAGAGGGGTTATCTTAATTGTATCAGCGTCTACTTCTGAAGGCTTCTCTTCAGCAGCTATGGACAATGATTCCATAAGGTCCTCAGCTCTATCGTCTTCTTTAAATCCAAGAATACCTATTCTCTGAAGTTCAAAGAAACACCTTGCTAATGCAGTAACATCGGCAAGTGCATCGTGAGCATCATCAAACCCTTTGTCAAATAACTTTTGGTGGAGCTCTGTTTGAGAAGGGAACTTAAATCCACTTCTACCTCTTTTGTTTGGAATTGCCACGAAGTCAGTTGTGAGCTTCATGGTATCAATATGATTTATGTCTGGAACGCAATTATGCATTCCCTCTCTAAGAAACTCACATCCTGTGACATTTTCATCAAATGTTATGTTGTGAGCAATAAGGTGTTTGTTGTTTTTTACAGCCTCAGAAAACTTTTCAAGAGCTTGCCTCAAAGGAATCCCCTCTTCTTTAGCTCTCTCATTTGTAATCCTATGAATCGCTATTGCTTCATCAGGAATTTTAAACCCTTGAGGTTTAATTATTAGATTCTGTGAATCTATCTCTACTCCATTTCCATCAAACACCTTCCAAGCAATCTGAACCATTCTTGGCCAGTTGTTGAAGTCTGTGATAGGAGCGCTGAAATTTTTTGCCTTTCCAGTGGTCTCGGTATCAAATACTATATACATACGTTATTTTTGTTTTGTTGAATTACTTTCTAACTCCAACTTAACGCAAAAATATGTACTTTTTGTAGAACAAACAAATTTTTATTCATAATCACTTTCGTAATCTTGCTTTGTCATCTGAATTTTTGATTGGATTTCTTTAAGAATCCCAATCATTCTCCTACAACTTCTCCTAACATCAACGCCTGCAGCCTTTACTTTTTGAGGTCCGAAAAACTTCTTGATTCGCTCGTCAAATTCTTCGAGTTCCTCAAGAAGTCCTACTACATCTTTTTTTGCTCCGTACTCATCATTCTTATTCCAGCCTTCATAGTATTTCTTATCAAGCATCGTTGTTATTTTTTTCTATTTCTCAAAAACTTCTCAATATCATTCATAAGAACATTGCTTTCATCTCCAAGTTTACCAGAACCATCAACAAGTGGATTTGCTTTTTTAACAGTCTCCTGAATGACTCCTCTACCTATTCCAGTAGCACTACCATTCATGCTGTCAATCAATCTTTTAGATTCAAGATTCATTGACTTGTTTCTTTTAATCAAAGCATTATCTTCAACATCAACCTCTTTCTTTGGTTTTTCATCAGGTCCCAATAATTCATTAAGCATGTTTCCAACATATTTGTCAGAAATCCTTTGTGCTTTTCTGAAATTGTTTTCAGGAAGCGGTTCTGCTTCTGCTCCAGCATCTGCTCCAGCTTCTTCATCTCCACCCATGTCAAGCTCATCAGCTCCACCCATGTCCATTCCACCAAGGTCTCCACCAAGACCTCCGCCTCCGCCACCAAGGTCTCCGCCTTCTTCGTCTCCACCTTCTTGCTGAGCTTTCATCATTTCTTCAGCACCTTCGATTTCAAATTTCTCATCAAGGTCTTTAAATAAACCAATCTTCTTGTACATCTCAACAGCTGAGTCAATTTCAGCAAATATTTTCTTCTCAACTTTTTTCTGCTTAAGAATAAGTTTGATTTCAGATTTAGAGAATCCAAGAACATTTTCCATTGCCCAAACATAAGATACTGGAGATGTTGCCTCTGCAGAGAACATTTCCTTGAATACCTCAAGACGAGCTTTCATAGTTTCTAATTTTAGAAGCTCTTGCTGCGTAGATGGGTTTGTAAGTGTAAGCGTAAAGTTATCAATCTCATCTGTAAATCCATTGAAGTAAAGATGAATGTTTGCAATCCTCTTAAGCTCAGCAAGCACTGCTTGTTGAATTGTGTTAATTGTTCTTGCAAACCTAAGGTCTTGTTGGCTAAGTGTCGAACCTCCAGGAAGACTTTCACCATAGTTCAAGTAATTCTTAGGAACTTGAAGTGAGGCGAATAACTTATTTTGTAAGTATTCAATATCTTGAATATCCCCAAGGTTAGACGCTCCTGGAAGTTCTTGATGACCTATCAGCTCTCATCGGAATGAAGTAATCTTCTGTTACGTTCATTGGATTGTACTTCATGTTCATGTTACCAGTCTTCTGGTCAACAATAGGCTGTTTCTTAAGTTGAATCTGGAACTGTTGTACGAATTGTGCAACATCTGCATGCTCTAAATTACCAACATCAATATAAAATACTCTTCTCTCTGGAGCTCTTGTAATACGATATACAAGCATAGAATCCTCAGCAAGCTGAAGTTGTTTCCAAAGCTTTCTCGCTGGGTCCAAAATAGAACGTCCGTAAGGAAGTTTTCTTGTATCTTCAAGAAGTCTAAAGTGAGCAACTTGCCAATCCTCAAAATAATCTCCAGTAGTTTCCCATCTGAATCTTACGTTATCAGTTCTTCCTTCATATCCTTCTTCTCTGTGAATTTCTTCAGAAGGAAGTGCCATTACATCATAAATACCTTCTTCCTTGTCAACGTGAAGGTGAAGAAAGAAATCTCCATACTTAAGAAGGTCTCTAATCCACAATTTAAGTGCGAAATCTATATCAAGTCTGTTGAAAAACAGGTCTTCAAGAACTGTTTTAACTCTTGCGTTTTCAGAAAATATGTCAAGAATCTTACCTTTTTCTCCTCTGGTAATACACTCGTCTCTCATGATATTAAGAGCAGCTGCAATCTCAGGAGATTGGTCCATGGCTCTAAAATCCTGATAAGCATTAATCCTATCAGTATCGTAATAAATTGTTCTTGAATAAAGGTCGTTTGCAATTTTGTTCACCTGCCAATCAAGGAACTGCTGCTGAACGTGCTCAACGTTATTTTCTTTGTTGAGTAATCCATTACCAACATTTTGAACTACGCCAGGATTTTCCACCCTCGGAGTTCTACGTTTATTCTTGTTTATTGCGTCATTTACGCCACCAAAAACGCTATTGAAATTATTATCGTCTGCCATTTGTGCTCATTTTTATAAAATATAAATAATTGAATCTTTAAAATAAATAGTTATCCCAACAACCAACTTAAATCATCATCATCACTTGCTCCTGGAGTTCCAGCGCCACCTACATCTGTATTCCCATTTCCATTAAATATAAAGAGACCGCCTCCTCCTTTTGGGTTCTCTGTCTTTTTTGTATTTTCAAGCACTTTTCCAACAGAAGGGTTTGCGTTAAGCATCATTGCGTTAAGCATGCTTTTTGTCATCTCGGTAGATGAAGTTACGTTCTCAAATTCTGTATCCCTAATGTACAGAGCAATACCAAGCGCCATGATTAAATCATCATTTGCACCTTTCTCATGCTCAGGCTTATCTCCATTCATAATGAATGTTTGGAATTCCATCATAAGTTTCTTAGAGTGAAGAATAAGTGAACCCTCTCTCATGTGCTCAATAATAGCCTTAACAAGAAGAACTCTGTTTTTTCTTGAAGTTTGGAAACCTGGAATCTCTGTCCCCTCGTTTACCTTGTAGCTATAATGCCTTACGTGAATGTCTTTTATATTTTTAGAAAAGTATAATCTATTTCTTGGATACTTGAATTTATCTCTAATGTCAAAACAAACACCAAGACCAAACGAGTTAGCCTCAATTACAACATAAGCCATGTTGTACATATTTGCTACAGCATTGATTACAAATGGGAATAAATCTGGCCCAACCTTATCTCTATACTCAGCAACCTGTTCTAATGTCTCAACATCAAGAACTTGAATTGTGGAGTAATCCTGCCCATCACCCCTGGCGACATCGGCTGCAAGTATATATCTTGCTCCTTCTTCTGGTTTTTTGAAGATTTGCATCGTTGTATCTTCTTGAGTAACATGCACAAATTGAGACGCATCCTCTTTTTGCATGAAATCAAACCTAATGTATGCTTCAGGTGTACAATCTTTCTCAACTTTAGTGTGATACTTAGAAACCAATTGCGCATCAACTGCAAGTCTCTTCGAACCTTCAAACGAAAGGTCAAGCTCTTGTGCAATCTGAACTGAATCCCAAGTAAGCCTTTTACATTGCGCTTCATACCAAGGGCTCCAAGGAACTTCGTTTCCATTAGAATCTTTTTTCATCTCAAGACCTTCAGAACTATTTGGATTCTCTGTCCAGTGAACTGTTTTCCCGTGGAAGTCGCTATCCCCATTGACAGTTTCTCTCCAAGTCTTATAATACAACCCAGATGTACCGTTTGGTGTAGAAATCATAATACACTTTCCACCAGTAGCAGAAAGCGCCATACCAGCTCCCATCCAAATTGCATCATCATCTTTAATAAAGGCGGTTTCATCAAGAATAAGCATTGTAAGCGAATCTCCACGACCAGCATTCGGGCTTGATGCCTTTGCTTCTGCATAAGAATTGTTTGAGAATGCGATTTTCTTTGTGTTGTCCTGCTCAATGGCATCTGGCTTAAGCCAAATTGGAGTATGCTCAATGAATTGCTTTACAGTTTCAAGGAAACGAACCGCACCAGCACCATCATTGGCAATAATAAGAATCTTTTCATCGTATCTGAATAAAAGTCTCCACGCAACATATCCAGCTGTAATAACTGAGAGACCTGTTTGTCTTGACTTTAAAATTATATTATTTTGGTATTCATGGAAGTTCCTTAGACAATCGTTTTGATATTCAAAACACTCCATCCGAGTAACCATTCTTTTTTTTGCATTAAATACATGCCCATATGTGTTCATGTAGTACACAGGGTCAGCTGCGCACTTCGCAAATTCCAACATTTGATTATTAACCATACTTATTATTTTCTAATAAATAGGGGTAAAAAATGAGTTTCTGATAAATTAAATTCCGATGTACACGTTTGTGCTAAGCTGGCTATCTGATACGACAGAGATATTGTCGGCTATAAATACAACCGATGTGATGTTATTTTTAGCATACATTTGATAATCTCCAGTAGTAGCTGCTGACCAAGACGCTGTAAACATTCCTCTTGCAGGGTCTGACAACACAATGCTTATAGTGGCTCCAGTATATGAAACCCCATCTCGATACATTACTGTATCGAATGTTGCACCAGTAACAGGATTGTTATCTACGTCAAGAGAAATTATTTGTTCATATACGGTTTGTCCAGTACCAACGTTCATAATAAGAGTTTTATATAAATAGAATTAAAAGATTATTCTTCCACTTCTTTGAAAACATTTGACCTTGTAATTTTGTATTTTTTTACATTTCCCGACTTTGCATTAATATAACCTTCTTGCCACCATCTAAGCATCTCCTCTTTTTTGAACACCAATGAATTATCAGTTAAACTATAAGGGGTGTAGTAAATATTTATATCTATCTCTCTTCCATGTGACTTAAGTTTCTCAAGGTCTACATTGTCTTTTGCAATCTTTCTCATTAATATTTCTATCAATCTAAAAAAATACTGAAGCAAGTTATTTATTTTTTTTCTTTTGACAACCCCAAAACCTTCTGGAGATAAAACGATTACATCTATCTCTGTGGCTCCATTTTCAATTGCAACCTGAATCGGAATCTGTTCATAGATTGCTCCGTCAGCATATTGATTGTCGTCTTTTTCAAGCATGCTTGTAAAAATAGGAGCATTACACGATGCCCAAAGCCAATCTACAAAATCTTCATACTTACTTTCGTTTGAGGATTTGTACTCCGCTCTTTTGTCTGTCAAGTTTGACACTACAGCAATTACTTCTTTATCTGATTTATAAAGCTTTTCGAAATGCTTCTCCTTGAAATGTAGTTTGATTAAATCTCTAAGATTATCAGTTTCTCCAAGCGTTTTTTTTGTCTTTAAAACTCTCTTGATTGCATTCCATTTTCTGATACTCCCATCTTCATTAAATGGATTTAGCGAAAATACATCTTCTGATGTTATGCTGGTGTATCCTTCTTTTAAAATACTTAGCTCTCGAATGGATGACAGCGGGGCGAGCAGGCTCCCAGTGGAAGTACCTACATATAAGTCGTAGTCTTTTTCTTTATCTTCAAGCAGATATTGGATTACTCCGCCAGCCCAAGCACCCTTACTACCACCACCCCCAACAACTAAGGCTCGTTTTTTTTTATTTCTATTTGAAATTCTCATTTTTGTATATCCATTTATATCCCCCAGCCTTTTTTCTTTCACCTCTTGCTACTTGAGATATACTTGTTGTATTAATTCCTGCAACAATTAAAGCTCTATCTTCTGCCATAAAAAAAAGGAGTTACCATAAGATAACCCCTTTTGTTTTAAAATAAAATACTTGATTTCTTTATTTTTTCTTTATTTTTTCAAAATACTGTCCCTTTAGTGCATTTTTAGCTTGAGTATAATGCCAAGCATCAATTGCATGTTGCTTTTGATTAAAAAAGAAATTAAGAACTTTGCTAAATCTTAGACCACTCTTATTTAAGTCTCCTTCAACTTCGAGTTTCCCAATTGTTGCCGATACAGAAATGTTCTTTTTATTAAACTCTGTATCTTCTTTTGCAGTAAACATGTCTTCAAGAATTTCTCCATTAACATTCCACCCAAGGTCAAGGCTATATGCAATTTCATAAAACATGTGACCCATTGCCGCAGCGGCTCCATCTATTAGTCTCCAGCAAAAATTAAAGAAAGCTTTCCAATCTTTTAATGTTACAGATAGCCAAATTGCATATCCAAGAGAATATAATGTTCCAATAGAGAACATAAGTGTGCTCACAAGAACAGCCCATATAAGAGCCCAAATTCCACTAAGTAATTCTTTCATAATATTAGTTTTTGTTATTTTATATAAATAGAAAAATTATAGTGGATTCAACCCGTTTAGGATATACATTCTTATTGTGACTGTGTTACTTGTTCCAGGAACAAAGTTATCCAGTCTCGCATATGGATGCACAGCTATCTCTTGAATTAGCTGACAAGGGTTTCCTTGGGCATCCAATTTTGTTCCAAACTCATAATACGCAGACAAAGCTGAGTTAATGTCTTTTAATAAAGGGAGAGCATCTGCTTCAGCTTCTAATACATTATTCAAATCGTTAGATGTCATTATGAATAAACCAACTGCATTAACAAGTAGGTTATTGATTAAATTTTTCCTTCTTGTTCTGGCTTCGTCTCTTGCAACCATTGGAGGATATACTTTAAATGTATCTTTAGAGTCTTCTGACAAAGTT